GACAGTGCATTGACTGACGATCTGCTCGATCATCTGAAAATCATCAGAAGCACAGGACATAAAACCGTTCCCGCACCGTCTGTCGTTAAACTCTTCAATACACCGATCAAGATTGTTCGAATTCCCAGAAACCTGCTGTACTTCAATTGTTACAAATTTCATTTGTTTTAGTCTCCCAACTGGTTAAAAAAAACCGGCCACGGGGGCCGGTTTCGATTATGCGATAGATCGCAGGACTTAGGCTAGTTTTTTCTCCCGCTGTTTTTTTCTCCGATCGTTCTCTCGGTCTCTCCATTGCTCAATGCTTTTGTGGAACCGGTCAATCCATTGATCCGAAAAATCCGATTCAACAGCACCGAGTTGGTCTCTAAGTTTCTTGGGCGTTCTTTTGGACAAAGGTTTAATACTGGTCGCAGTCACAACGAAAACACCAACGGGGACTGGTGCAACTTTACTCCAGTTGAAACTAGCACGATCGGTGCTGTTAAGGTCTCCGAATTTTCCGTAGGCAACCCCAACCAATGACGGAAACTGAAACGCACAATGCCGAATAGCCGTAATAGGATCTCGGGCTCGGGCCCAAGTCGCACCCAAACCAAAATGCACTGCGTGAAAACAAAAGCCATTTGGCTGAACGTACTCAAGCGTCTTTTCAGTCAACGCAAATTCTTTTTTACTAGCCATTACATTTCCCCCCAACCGGCTGACCGTAACCACTCATTATCAGCTTCACTGTCGGCTTCGATCTGTCGGACCCGATCGGATCCCTCACACTCACTACACCAAATAGCTTCGCCGTGAATACCGGTTGATCCGCACTGATATTCAACCTCGCGGTAATCGTAACCCCGAGGAACGTATTTAATTATTTTGTTTGTACATCTACTCATTGTTTCAGTCTCCCAACTGTCAATAAAAAAGCCGGTCTAAATGACCGGCCTTCAGTATGCGATAAATCGCGTTTAGATATCAAGAAACTCCCCAAAGTGAATTCCATACTCGGCCCAGTCGTCTTCGGTCAACTCTTCACCTTGGGCACTATTGATCCAAGATAACGCCTCCGAAACAGATTCAAACTCCATCACGTTTCCGTCTACACCGTCCAAGGCCCACTCGCGTCCATTCAAACTGATTCCATGCGGGTGTGAATATATCCCGATCATTCTTCATCCTCCGGATAATCTTCGTCATCATAATCAAAAATTGAATCCATCCGATCGAGCCAATCCCACTCGGCCAATTCACTGATATCGGATTCGTAATCCCAACCAAGGATTTCACCGGCATCGTTGCGGTAAACAATTTTATTTCTACTCATTGTTTTAGATTACCAATACAGATTACTCCTGTAGTCGAAGGCCAATATACAGAAAAGTCTCCAGAATCTTTATGAACGATAACTGGATCTGCAGATTCGGGAGAACCCTCTTTAATGTATTTGGTGATCTTGGCAATGGTCTGCAGATACTTTGTCTGAATACGGAAACGACGATCGTCTGGATTCTTCTGTTTAAATTCGTGCCAGTTTCTGATTACTCTCGTCGTGTCGGGATACTTACCGTCAATAACGCGAATAGGATATTGAACGTATCCTGCCGAATGATCGTTATAAATCACTTTTTCCGAGTTACCTTCCCGAGTCAGTTCAAAATTACAGGTATCTACTTCAGATTTTTTTGGAAGTCTGATGAATCGTTTTAAATCATCAATATCCAAAATTACATCATAAGAAGTATCCAGATCTGTAACTTCCAGATCGGGTTGGTCCAGACACATTCTTAATAAGATATGCCCGTTGGTAGACTCCATGTATCCACAAGGTCTTCCAGAATTGAAATCGTATCCAACGTGAAGATGAATGCCATTCAAGTAATAACGAACATCTTTAGTTGCTGAACATTCTATTAATGCCAAGATATCTTTCTTAGAAATACTTACACTAAACATTCGTAGACTCCTCTTCAGTCAGCGATCGTCCCGCCATAGGATACAAAATCCACACTGGTGGTATAACGTCAGACATTTTTCCCGGTCCATCTGGATGTGGAAACAGATGATTAATCACACTCATGGCCCCGGCCATAAAATCTGCTTGTGATTCGGAAACTCCCGCGATTTCTCTAGCGCTTAACACAGTCATAACTGCGGCGTGTAAGGCCTTTTCTTGATCTTTAGTCATATTGTTTCTCCCAATGAATAAAAAACCGGTCTTTGAGACCGGTCTTTAGTATGCGATAAATCTTAGTTAAAGTTCAAACTTATTTAAGATCGGTTGGGACCGGCCGTAAAATTGAACCGATTTTAAAATCTCTGGATGCTTCTCTTTTAACAGGTGTAAATTTCGTTCATCCATTTGTCCGACAGAATGATGTAATGCGTCTAATGCTTCGACTAACGATCTAGATCGAGTGTCCGCAAATCCTTCTTTTACTAAAATGTCATACGTGTTCATGCAACTTTCTCCTCTTGTTCATCCATCCACATATGATGTCCTTTAATTGCACCAACCAAATGACAACTAAATAAAGAAGGATTGTTTAAACCCCAAAACGCCTGGCATTCTTCCCACTCCGCCTCAACATCTATTTTACGATTTTTGCGCTCTGGACTGCGAGTCCATTGGACTATCTTTATTTGATGTGTGCCATCTGAAGCTACGATAAAAGTCATCTTACTCATTTTGTTTCTCCCAATTTATTTTTTGTTACACAATTTGTGAAATGTAAATTTGAACAACATAGTCACCGTGTTCTTCGTACACTTCGGTTTTATGAGCTTTCGCTTCTTCCAAAGTGTTGAACTCATAGAAAGCCGAGCTAATTCGGCCACGACCATTCATGTCTACGCAGTATGCAACTAAGTAATTTCCACGCATGATTTCCCTCCTTATGAAGCAGGCATACGATCGCATAGATATGCGACTCATTCAACTGATCTTAACGGCCGCTCTTGGAACTCATCCTTCATCTTCTCAAGCGCACTACCAAGTTGAATCATGTCGTCCATTGTGATGCAGTTACAACTGTTCACTACGCTTTCAGAAATTTGATAATTCATTACGTCCATTGCACGGATCGCTTCATCAAGAGCCTCGACACAACTCTTCGGCAACCGCTTCTCACGAATCGACTTCACACGCTTGTTATGATTTTCAGCATTTTCGTTATACGTTTTTATCCAATCTTCACTCATTGTTACTTTCCTTAATAATTTCTACATTCAAAGTATCCCCATATTTGGCATCGTAATACTCTGAGTCCACATAACTTTCTTTATGCTTAACAACTGCCTCTTCAGCACTTTCAGCACTAACGTAATAATACTCATATTTTTTCAAGGTCTCGCAGACCAAGAATTTACTTTTCTCACTCATTTTCAACCTCCACCCAATCGAAGGCATCTCCAATATCCACCTTTGTCCAAATTGTTGCGGTATGATCCTCACCGAAAGGTTCTACTTTCAGATCGTTGACCATCGCCACTGCTGCTTCCTCACTTTCGGCCTCAACCGCATATAAGAACAAAACTTCTTTTAACTCTCTTACAACGAAATTAGTCATCGTTACTCTCCTAAAACTCGTAAAACTGGAAAACGTCATGCGGGTCAAAATCTGTAGATTGGATGACTGCCGTCATAGATATAGAATACGTTTCTGGTGAACTAGACCAAGAATCATAATCATCCAAAGCCGACTGATAATCCTCGTGATAGTGCCACCGATCTTTAAGATTTTGCGAAAAATCATTTGTCCGCTGACTGATAACAACTATGTAACTCATTTTTTTCTCCTTTCCACATTTTAATTAGCTCGTGAACTTCACCCGACTTGAGGACCATTTGATCATCCATGCAATTCTCAAAAAACCTTGGGCAAAAATCCCAATCAAAATCACCGCCGTCAAATGGAAGCTCGTCCCGTTGGACCATGACAGACCATGTTTGATAACAGAGGTTAGCCGCAACCGCCATCCGATCCCGAACGACCGCAATGCCATGATTAGGAAGGAAATCTGACTTCCTAAGATCGTCCTTTGGTAAATTCCAAAAAACATCTAACAAACACATCGCGGCATCCATCAGATCACGTTTACTTGTCTCTTCTGGATCGAAATCAGAATCCGGCTCGGCATGGATTGGCTTAATATAATCTTCGTCAACGTAGGGCTCATCAGATCTACGCCACTCCATATCACCAATCGTAAAGTCCCAAGGAATCGGAGAAGCGTCTACTCCGGCATGGTCTATCTGTTTGCGAATAATTTCAGAGGCTTCTTCCATTGCTTGCTCACTTGATGATGCAAGCACACCAATGTTGGTATCCACCCTGAAAATCAAATTTGTTTCGACTTTGACGTACCAACCTTTACTCATCCCGAATCCCTCGCGTAGTCCATGTTAAAACCCAGACGCTCGCAGATAGAGATGACACCTTTTGGCAAATCGTAAACACCGTCATAATCCACCAAGTGCGTGCCATCGAACCACAGACCGCCTGAGCCGCCTTCATCACCCAACTCACTATGCTCAAATCCAAGCGGGTCACCCTCTTCATCAATAAACACAGTCCACGTCGGGGATTCATACCAACGCAACGTTGGTGTCTCCTTGTAAACCAACGCGACCTGAGCCTCTGCTGATTTATGCAAACCAGTCATTTGCTTCTCCCTAATAACTTGTTTTCAAAAAAAGAACACGCATCAAACCAGACTTCTTTATGTGCGTGAACTGACTTACTTCGGTTAGGTAATCTTCCATATTTTCGATGCAACCGCTCAGAGAGATCACGGATTCGTGCAAGGGGTACATTTTCCTCTACCCATTTTTGATCAATCTTATCTGGAACCTCTCTCTCGCCTTCCAAAACAAAACGTAGTTCGTCACGGATTTCTTGGGACGGCCACTCGTATTTTTCTACCTCTATCTTCACGTCTTCCTCTCGGATTCGCGTATACCAAAAAATATCATTCATTCCACAGTTATCCCTCTAATTGAATATTAGTCTCATAAGATCGCATATATGAATTAATTACGCAACAGCGAGTATTTTTTGTATGACAGGGGACCAATCTTCTCGATCTTCACAAACCAGTACAGGGGGTACACTGGCGTAATCTTCTAGGGCTAAACTAATTGCTTGATCTGCACGAAAAAGTTTTATGTTCCATGTTTTTATTCTTGGAATGTCTTGACGAACCAAAATCCACGCACTGGCGTGTTTGTGTCGGTCCAACCAAGCCACTTGTTGAGGACGAATTTTTACTTGTTTTGTGTTTGTATGTTTTAGTTCTACGAAGTGAAAGTCACCCGACTCATCACAAAGTAAAAGATCGGGGACTCCAGGAAGAGCCCATGATTCAAGTCTGGTCGCTATCAGAGTCGGATGTGTTTTTTTCAGCTTCCTCTTCAAAGTCTGCCATAGCCCCGACTCCGTATTCACTTTGCTCATGCGAACCCTTTAACTCTTTTAATGCGGCTAAAACTTCTTCTTTGCTCATTTGATCAATAGAACCATGACGTATTTCAGATTTATTGATGTAAATGTCTCCATGTGCCTGACCTCTGCGATACTCTGCTTGGACTGCCGCAGACCAAGCTCCCGCTTCCATAGCTTTATCTCGTATGGTTTGCATGTCTCGCACATGACGGTGGTATGTAATCCCGTATTTTTCATCAACCTCTTTACGAAATTCTTTGATTGCCTTGACCACATTTGGACAAATATTTGGATTAGTCATTTCATACGCTCTAGTCCTAGCAGACGCTGGGGGATATCCAGCGTTTATCGCAGCTTCTTGTAATGTGATTTGACCATCTTTACTTACGAGTTCTCGAACAAACAACTCCTCTTTACGAGTCAACTTCTTGTTTTCAACTCGGGCAGGAGCAGGATTTTTGTTACTGTATTTTCTTAATTTTCTACGACGAGCTTTTTCTTCGGGAGGTAGTGCCGGGCGACCCCGACCCCTTTTTACAGATTCTTGTGTAGCAGACACGATTTCTCCTTAACTATATTTTTACGGGATTCTAACGCACGGTACACAAAAGTGCATCTGTACTATATAGGCAGAAAATGAAAAAAAATAAAAAATAAAATTAAGGACGAGTATAGTCTCGATCTACTTCGGTATATTGACGTATACCAATGTAACCTGCTGTATACCAAAAAATCCTTTTAAAACAAGGTAGGTAACATAGTTACATCAGTTACACCTATTTTTATAAAAATATTTTTTTTTCGTTTTGTACTCGTATAAGTATAAATGGGAGAGGGTGATCGGCAGAGCACCCTGACGTACTCTGCCGATCGTTCTTAGTTGGGAGAACCAAGAAGAGAGGTTAATTTTATGCGATTTTGTCTTACTAGGCAATGTTTTTATTTATACTGTATGTTAATCTATACGATCAATCTTATATGGGAGGTAAAGAATGAAAACGTTTAGAGGCACGTTCACTCGTATCGTTGACCATGTTAACTATCGGCATGAACTTGAACAGGAATATGAAGTCATATACGACATCGACGAAGATGGTTTTGTCACGATTACTCAGATCGAGGAGAAGCCAGACGAGTCGTATCGTGAAGTGTTGGAAGATTCTTGGTTATGGGCGGATATCAAGAGAGATTTTCGGACTGACGTAAACGATGTCGAAGTAAATGATGATATTGATCCCCCGGAGGCTTTTGATGATCACTATGTTTGATTCACCAACATATTACTTGGTCATGTCAATCATTGGGTGGCTCTTGGTCCTTGGTCAGATCACCGTTGTCTTTTGGGTTTACAAAAAATTACGGAAGAAGCGTCCCATTAGAACTGCAGGAGACCAGTAATGTCTAAGATTTATCGGGTAAAGAACTCGTTTGACCATGAGTCACAATATTTTCTTCGTCGGACGGAGGCCGCGAAGTATTACAGAGAACATCCTCAAAGTAGTCCTGTAGAAACCCTGGAACATTCGTCAGCTAACTATCAGTTCGTTGTTATGTTGAAAGATGCTTATCAGTTGGGTCGGGAGGATCAGATGAATAAAATTAAGGAGCAAACAAGTGATTAAAGAAGTACAGCAATCCAAGTTCGTGGTTCGTGGTTCGTATTCTATAAGCAAGCCCCGGTCGTTTGATCGTAGGTTTAACACGAAGAAAGAAGCGGAAGCCTGGATAAACGGGATAGATTTTGCGGATAATGACGGACAGTTTTCAAATTTAGATTTGGTAGAAATCAGAAGAATGCGTGCGATTGTTAGTATACATACTCATTCTGAGGGTGAGGATGTATCGACGCACGGTTCTGAAGAAGAGGCCTTGGAATATTTAGAAGAGTTAAAAAACGATAATGACTATGATACGGAGAGGGATGAATTTAAGTGGCATACTGTTACTTTAGAAATGGAAGTACAGCATGAGTATGAATTATGAAAAAATTATTTCAATATGAGTTCAATGAAGCCGTGGTCGGTGTACTTGTTCGTTGTGGTCAACCTAACATTATTGTTTATGATCAAGAGAAGATAATTGAGATACTAATGAAGGACATGGGAGAAGAGGCGGCGGTTGAACACTTTGAATTTAATATTCAGGGTGCGTGGGTCGGGGATGATACTCCAGGTTTTTTATATCGGGCAACAATGGAAGAGATTGATGAAGAGTGGGCGGAAGAGTGACATATTATTCTCCCTGGCTCGTGAAGCGGGGTTTGGGATCATTGATCCGATAGAGACGATGGAACAGATAGGGGGCCGAGGATTTTGTGCTAATTATGAAGAGTTGGGGAGATTTGCAAAAATTGTTGGACAAAAAGCCCGGGAGGATGAGAGACAAAAACTCACCGATTCTTGATTTCATTTTTATTGTTTAACGCATTGTGTATCGCATAGTACTTACAAAACAAATTGTAAGTTGATTTATAGATCTTACCGTCACGTTCCATCTGACGGTCTAATTTTTCAATTAGTTGATTAACCCGTTTTTCGATTATCGTTTCGTATGCCATTGTTGTCTTTCCAACTGTCAAAGATAAACCGCAACTGACCAGAGAGTGTTCGACCTTCTTTTTTAGAAATCTCCAACATTTCTTCGTACATACTTCGTTGCACCATAATGCTTTTCCACTTAGTAGTATCCATATTTTTCCTCACATTGCTTAACGCGCCACATTTAACTTATTATATACGATTTTATAGGAATAAAGAAAGAGCCCCGACAGAATCGGGGCTATGAGGGAAGTCTTAAGCAACAGCTATAGCTTCCCCCCAATTTGGCCCAATGTCAACGTCACATTTGTTTGGGACAGATAAAGGTGCTGCATTTTCCATAATTCTTGCTAACTCTTCCGCTTCGGTAGGACTGTCCACGCTAAAAGCTAATTCGTCGTGTATTTGCAGAAGCGGTAATTTAATCTTGCAAACATCGATCATTGCTTGTTTTGTCATATCTGCGGCAGATGCCTGGATTAGCCGGTTTAAGGCTTTATATGAATATGCTCGTTGTAGGGGTGTTGTTGCACCATACTGAGCAACTGCTTCATCGTAGGGTAAGGCTTTATTAAGATCAAATGAGATTGGCTCCCACAGATCAAACCGGCACTTTCGGCCTTTTAAGCTACGCACGGAACCGCCCGAGCGTGGGTTATTTAGCTGTTGTTGCACACCAGACATCAGTGCTTTAACGAAAGGTACGCGCTGATGATATTGTTTAATAATTGATTTAGCTTCTTCCTTAGATATGTCTAATTGATCAGATAATTTACCCACGCCCATACCGTACATCATGCCCAGATTAATAACTTTAGCCTGTTTACGCGGTATGTTAGCCATTTCAGCAACCATTGTATGGAAGTCAGTGTTTGGATCATCGTTGTACATTTGTACAAATTCATTGATGCCCTCGATCGAGTTTTTTCGGTACTTGTTATATTGATTAGCGTAATGAACTAAGATTCTTGGTTCTTGTTGTGAGAAATCGATTGCGGCCCACTGTTGTCCTTCTTCCGGCAGAAAGAGAGAACGTATTTTTTTGCCAATTTCAGGGTTTCGAGAAGGGACTTGCTGTAAGTTTGGATTTTGCATCGACAACCGTCCAGAAACGGTCCCGCCTTCATCTGAACGGAGTTGATTGATGTGACCGTGTATTCTTTGATCCGGTCCAACGTGTTCCAGAATCGTGTTAACAAAGGTGCCATATGCTTTGTTAAGTTCCCTAGCCTCGACCACCATATTTGCAAATGGGTGCGCGTGATCAGTAAGGAAGTTTTTAGTAAAAGAAGGCGAACCTTTATCTGTTTTTGGATACGGGACATCCAGCTTGTCAAACGCTTTTGCAAGCGAGGCAGGAGCCCAGATTTCGACTTCTGTTCCCACCATTCCTTTGATTTTTTTGAGAAGAGCTTTTTCACGTTTCATCAACTCCTGTTTTGTTTGTTCTGCTCGATCGGTGTCAATTCTGATACCACGCAAAGTCATCTCAACCAAATGTGGTAACAGTTCTGTTTCAAGTTCAAAGATGGACCACAAACCTTGTTTGTTTAACTCTGTCTGAAAATACTCCCACAATTTAAGAGCTAACTCAGCATCAACTTCAGCGTAAGGTCCAACATATGTAGCGGGTAGTTTCCACATTTCGCTCTTTGGATTAACACCAAAATCGACTGCGGCTTGGTTTAATAGTTTTTCGGACTTGGTTTCGCCCAAATAATCGTATGCACATGCATTGAGTGAGTAGCTTCTACGATTTTCATCCACTAACGCAGCAACCATCATGGTATCGATGATGCGTCCCTGGACCGTGAACCCCGATCGACGCATCCATCCCAGATCATATTGAGCGTTGTGCATGATTTTATCGGCAGGGCTTTCAAATACTTTTTTCAGCCATCTGGAGACAATTTTTTCGTCTAAATTACCGCCGCCCAGGTGTCGAAGCGGAAGATAACCGGACCATCCATCAACAGCGATCGCATAACCAACGACTTCACCCACTCCTCTAGCCCAACCCGGTCCATGTGTTTTAAGGTCCGGGTCTCGGGTTTCGAGATCAATGGCTATTCTTTTTGCGTCAGATAGATCAGGTAGTTCGCTAGGCGGCACCCATTCTTCTTTTGGTGGAAACATTGCCATTTGCAAATTACCCATCACAAAGTCCTTTTAAGTATTCTTCAGAGTATTTGCTGATTAAATATTGGGGCTCGGTTGATGTAATCGGGGTACAGATCGTGGCTGTGTGTACGTTGTCATCATTGAGTAGATTTTCATAATGTTCATACGCGCTTAACCAACTTTCGCATGCAATCCAACAATCACGAAGGTCTTCATCAGTCGTCTTTTCATTCCAAACAAGTAAAAACATAATTATTCTTCCTTCTCAAGTACCCAATCACCCATCTTGCTCATTGTTATCCTCCCAATCTGTTATTCTAAATCGCAATGCCAATAACGCTCGCTCGTTGTTGTTCTCTTCAAAAAACTTTATCGCTCGTTGTGCCGCAGCTATGACCATTGCAACCTGCCATAGTCTTAAACCATCTTGATCAGCGTAATACGCTACACTTTTTTTTGTTTCAGCCATGATTGTGCGTTTATCTTTCTTTTCTATGGTAGCGTCTGCCACCATCGCCTTAATGTGCTTGAACAAATCCTTAATTGTTTTCATTGTTTCTCCAATCGTTTGATCTCTGCTTCTGCATAAAATTTTATTTTTTTAGCATCGCGCAGCATCTTACTGTGCGGTGCTTCGCCATACCGGTAGCATGCTCTAAATATTTCACCAATCTGTGCATTCATGTTTTTATGAGAGATTAAATCCTGTAGCTCTTTTACATCCCTCGGTAAAATATAGTAGTCAGCAGAACTGCCATCAGATGCTTTCATAATCTTAAAAAACTCCGTTCTATTTCTTCTGGTTCAACTAAGTACAAGTTTTTTCTAGTGCGTGTAATACCCACATAGAACAAACGCAACAAATCATCCTGGGCCGAGGGCCGTGTTTGCAGATCCTTGATTGCTGACCAAGTAAGATCTGTCAGAATGACAACGTTGTCTGCTTCGCCGCCTTTTGCCCCGTGAATTGTGGACAATAAGATCCGTGGATCTTGATTAATTTTTTCTCCACGACGCAACACGGCAGTAACATACGCACGATCGATTGTAGGCAGTCGATCAAGAGCTTCGTGCCATATCAAATTGTTTGGGCAAAGTAATCCATAGCTTTTGCACAATGTTTCATAATTGTAAGATAGACGATCATCTATATTTGGTTTCTTAAAACCTCGTGCAATCCGTTTGTCGTTTCCGGACATGTAGTCATACATTGCTTTAACATAAGATGCGGATATTTCTTTATTTTTAGACAGTGCGGTATATCCATAGATCGCTTGAGATATTTTTTCAGATATGGACCGGGCACCGTTTTGATACTTAAACAGGTAACCATTAGATCGAACCACTTCTCTTGGTTCGTCTAGCATGTATCGTGCTTGCGCTAAAATGAGCCAAGAGCCGTGAGCCATGTCCAGTTCATCGATGTGCGGTATATATTGCACGCTACCCGAGTCTTTTCGAGCCTTATATTCTTTTTTATACCGGTATTGAATACGGTTTGATACAGACTCAGCTAAAGTATGCACGTTGTCT